TAGCAACTTTCCACCTAACTCCACCACGCCAGCCAACAAAACCGGATGAAACATAGCGAAGAGGTGTCAAATAACCATACAAATATGGTTTACCACCAACCATATCAGTCACAGTACTAGCTATAGAGGACTTTGCAGTATACCCCGGTTCAGTAGGAAAAGAAGAACGTTGAAGCAGAACTCCCACTCCTACACCATTACCAGTAAAGGGGAAAATGGTTTCAACCTCAGAGTAGCGTTTCAGCAAAGATCTAAAGGAACGTATAGATTCACCAAAGTGCACCATATTTGCGTGACCATGCAAGTCTCCAACTTGAGCTAGGGTATCAGCTTGTTCTGGAGCTTCTTCAGTATTTGTTTCCCCTCCAGCTACCGTAGCAATAGGAGATGATACTTCTGCTGACTGGGGTAACAACTCACGTGATTGAGGTGTGGGAACGTCTTCAAAAGATCTGTATCTTAGCTGTTGAATGGTTTTACTAGTAGGTGCAGCAACTTCAAAATCCGGTCCAGCACACATTGAAACTATGACATAAAGATCATCTACTGATGCACTAGGACACACAACCTCGTTCACAACATACACTCCCAACACTCCGTTACCGAAGTTATTTGTAGAAGCGTCATATGGTAAAGGTGTGTTAGACCACATTGCAATTCCAGAATTGGCAAGAGCTTGTTCACGGTATGTAGTGGGTTGTCCCCATCCAACTGTGATTTCAAAATCCTTTGTTTCAGCAATATCAATAACTGTGTTAAAACCTAAATTATATTCAGGAGACACACGGGTAGGATCATTGTAGGTACATTCAATTTCTGGATCGTAGACGATTCGCAAGCGTCCTTTATGCATGGCACTACAAACAATTTGGAAGCGATACTTAATAGATCCCCTCCAATACTGAAATGGTGCTGCTGCAAAACAGGAAGCTGTCATATTAATACGAGGAAGGTCTGGCGTTGTAGCAGTGCTTATAGCATAGACACAAGGATCAACAATGGTATTCCATAAGATGGTTCCTGCTGGTGAAGAATTTCCTGATGTCCAAGTGAACGTGGTCACAAAGGACTCTCTTTGAGCAATGGATAAAATATCCATCTCATCTTTACCAGATAAACCAAAAGCTCGAGGATCCACTGTCAACTCCTGTTTAGTGTCTAGCGACAATTTGTTAGAGTCATCTTTGTTATCAGTGGTAGCCATATTTGCAACAGTTTTAGGCACAATGAGTGTTCGTTCAGTTTCAACCGGTTTGGAAAATCCAAACAAAGCAGCAATTGCTGATGCTGCAGAGGCTGCGATAGAAGTTGCACGAGCATAGGGACCTATAATAGGTGCATGCGATAAGGAGGAGGCTGTGTTAGCCAACGCTGTTGCACGCACGGAAAAAGTCCGATTAGTGTATTCATCTGATTGCGGCGAAATACCATCAACGTTGCAAGTTGTAGGACACGACAAAACAACATCAGTAGCCCAAGCATATACAGAGATCTGCACATCACTTGTTCCACCATTTGCATGTCGTGTCGGTGTTAGACCATAAAAGTCAAGTTGTCCCATATCATCAAATTCGCCAAGGGGTAAATCAAGAGCATTTCCAGACCATAGGAATGGTAACTCCATATCACCTCCTTGACTTGTTGTAGGGTTTAGATACAGGTGAGGTTTTTGAGATTGATTAATTATGTTATTGAAGGTAGCACTCTGCGCTCCAACGTCATCATACGTATGGAGTGGGGTGTACACCATCAAATAACGAGCATAATGCATAGGAGAACCGTTAATTAAAACTCGAATATGCAATTTAGCTCTCATCATCTTAAAATTTGAAATTCTGTTTGCTACACGCGGGTTGCGAAAATACAAACTCCAAGGATTAAATCCTGCTACTAACGTCGTAGCGTTAGTGCCAACTTGGACTTCAAAAAAACGAATTAACACTGGTCGTGAAAAGAAGTTGTTTAGATCCAAATCATTGGAAATTGTTTCTGCACGGACAGAATCCATTTCAGATGGAACAGAAACCATGGCTCCGGGAGAATAATCATGAAAAGTAACATTTTGAGTTGTGATAGAATGTCCAGTTGACTGTTCTGAAGACTGTGGATTCACAGAGTCGTTGGGAAGAAAATGAACATATTGTGAACAACAACCATTACCATAATAGTGCAAGTAAGTAACTGGCACTACAGGGTTTGGAAATTCTTTTCCTTCCTGAGATTGTGGAGCAAGAGGATCTATTGGAGAAAATTCGATTTCTTGTTCCGAGTTTTT